CCTCAAGCAAAGCAGCATACAAGAGCAAGTCAGGACAAACAGTTAGAAATGTATTTGTTGTATTTGATGTACTCAAGAATGTAGGCGCAGCAGAGTACACAAGATTCAATGTGTAGTTGCTATCAGGGATAGGTGCTAACTTAAATGTGCTTGCCAAGACTGTGTAATCCAATGGCTTACCTGCGTCCATGCTTCGTGAGTTACGAGAGAACAAAGACGGAGATTCGTAGTTCAATGGAAATACAGGATTACCTGCTACCACGAAATCTTTTATTTCTAAGAAATCAGAGGGAATGGTAACTGTTGCTGTACCTGATGTGCAGGTTAGCGTTGTAGAAGTTAACATCTGGCGAATACGCAAGTCTCTACGCAAGCGCACTTCTGCCAAACGGATAAAGTCAGGAATCTGAGTTGTTAGGTCTGTACGAGCCAAGTATTCTGCAATAGTTGTCTGTAGTTCAGCATAGGTAGTAAAACTCATACAACTCCTGTTCTAGTGCGCCATGCACGATTCATTGGGTCATTTAACCAAGCAGCAAAACGCTTCTCATCAAGAACAGCAAAGCCACGCATGATTCCAACTTTATTCAAGTCATCAATGACAGTCATTGGAATAGATGCAACCTTATTGCCAAACAATTGGTCAGACCATCTTGCTCTCTCGTCATACGAGTTATATTCTTTTTTGTTCTGCTCAACAATGTCAGACACATCTTGACGAGTCTGAATAACGATACCGCCCTCACCATCAGCGTGAACAGCAGTTTGTCTAAAGTTGTTAGGGTTTTGCATAGCCTAATTCTATCAGTTTGAGTAGAAAAGAAAATGCCCCAGATGTTTAAGTCTGAGGCATTTTTTGGGTTACCTTAGATTAAGGTGTCAAGTCAGCAATGATGCCGTGCGCAGCTTGGTTGCGAACTTCCAAGGTGTACTCAGCCAACAACTGTGTAGATTCGTTGTCGCCAGTTACAGCCAACTCATTGGTCTGGAAAGGACGCAAGTAAGCAATAGCAGCCATGTCAGGGTCAAGCACAAACGCTGTCTCATCGCAGTTGTTAGTAGAAGTCATAAAGCGGTTGGGAACAATTGAGATTGCTCCGAAATCGCTCAAATAAACGTCTGCTGCGCTGACGATAGTTGTAGGCGCATTGCTAGGGGCCATGAAACGCTGTGCAGCAATACCTGTGAAAGCAGAAACCAACTGCTTGTGAGCAGGGTTAACCATCAACACTTTAGGATTACCACCAGAGGCGTACACGTTTTTAACAACAGTTTGCAACAAGGCTTCTGTGAAAGTGCGGTTTGTGCCGTTAACACGAGCAGTTGTTCCCAAGTTACCAGCAACGCCATCAGTACCGCCAGAGTAGTTAGAATTCAACCACGCTTGCAGACCACCCAATTTACGAGCAGTAGAAGAATCACCATTGGCAGCAATCTGGTTGCTCAACAATGAAGTTTCCATGTCCCGCTTAATTTCGCTGGAAGCCTTAGCGAGTTGGTAACTTTTTTCAGATTTTCTGCCTGCCTTGTCAACAGATTGCAGAGTGCCAGAAATCTTAATTGTCTTCTGTGCAATCTGAGTGCGGTTACCAATACGAGTGGTAGGAGACATAGTAGCGTCAGATGCTGTTGCACCCTCAACTGCAAAGTTTGACAAGCTGGCAGCAGCCAACGAGTCAGTTTGCCACTCGTGCAGAACAGCAGTAGCTTTAGTCTTGCCAATGGAAGACATGAAAGGTGTGTCTGTAGGTGAAATCGAGTAGATAACATCAGAGAGGTCTTCACGCATACCGATTGCGGTATATGTTTGATAGGTAGCCATAATTTAATACTCCAAAATTTAAAAGAATCGTTCAAATGCTTTTGCTGCGTCTGCGACTTTTCCTGTCTCACGCAACCTTTGCATAACCTGTTTGTCTTGTGAAGACCTAGCTTGGGGAACTGAAGTACCAGAACGCATCATCTTAGGGGCAGCCACGAGTTTTTTATTCAACTCTGGTTTGCTCTTTTGAAGTTGCTCATACTTCATTGCCTTATACAAGGTCTGCACAGCACGACTGTCATACACGGAACTAAGTTCTTGGTCAGTCCACCCTACAGATTTCGCATAGTCGCGGATTTGTTTCCGAACCGCATCACCCTGTGGTGTAGCTAACTCAGGAATCAGACTCACTAGCTTCTCAGATTCTTGACGGAGATGGTTTTGCAAAGAGGACTGTTGCTCTGCTTGTTGCTGTTGGGCAATGCGTTGCTGTTCATTCCTGACTACTGCTAACTGTTTCTCACGCTGACTCTGTTCAGCTACCGCTACCGCATAACCGATAGGGTCTGTTTCCCTTAGAACATCTAAGTCCACACCCTGATGTTGCTGCGTAAGGAAGCTATCCAACGCTTGCAACTTCTGGGCGTATGCCTGTCGCTCTTGTTTAACTTGCTCTAAATGTCCACGTTCAGCTTCAATTGCTTTACGTTGTTCAGCTAGAGCCTGAGACTTTTTAGTGTAGTCCGTACCTTGTTGATAACCCTTGATAAGTTCGTCTAGTTCTACTTCAACTTCCTCACCAGATGCTTTGACTTTATATCTAGGCTTTGGTTCTTCATACTCAACTTCATCAGTCTCTTGTTGGTACTCTGGCTGACCTTCGGATTGGCCTTGTTCGGCTTCCTCAGATTCACCCATCATGCCCTCAAACGCTGAAGCGGCTTGGTTTACATCTAGGCTTTCACTCCCTTGTGGGTTGGTGTTTTCCATTTGTCATCTCGATAATTGCCAGAAACCTTCTGGACGGAGGGTAGCTTTTAGGCTACAGAATTTTCCACTTCTTCTCCCTAATCACAGTTTCCGAGGCCAAGCCTTCTAGGTGTCCTGTAATTAGTTCAATAGACTTAATGTGCCGATAAGCATCTTCACGCCTATCACATTCTTCTGCACTTGTGTTAATTATCACACTAATCTGTTCTTTTTTCAAGTTATCTATGACTTCTTTGAAAAAGTCATCATTTAATAGGTTTTTAGCCCATTGTGCTAACAGGTGTTTGTCCATATTGGTTTTGTATTCCAGAAATAATATCGTTGATAGACAAGCTAGATTTAGCTGGCATACCCTGTCTGCTACCCAAGATACCCATCAAATCGTTATAACTAAGTTTTGATGGCTGTGAGTATTGGACAGGTAATGGAACTTTTCCATAATTAGGACTTAGGAATTTTTCCCATTGTGTGCCACGTAATAGATTACTATCGCCAAAATCAATAGCTGGTAACTTTGCATATGGAGCAACAGCAGGTGTAGCAGGTGTTAAGAAAGTATCAGGTATAGGAACAATTGGATACTGTGTAGTACCACCAGACAAAGCAGTTCCTGCACCTAGCAAGCCAGCAGTGGTCAAAGCTAATTGAGCCACTCGCAAAGGGTCTGTAGTTGTTTGTGCCGTTACAGCAGGTGCTGTTAATGGTGTACTTGGCTGAATCAACGGAATAGTTGCAGCAGTAACAATATCTGTAATGCTAGATGGTCTTTCAGCAGTAATCGTTGTGGTTGGGATTGTAGTAGGTGCTATGACGCTTGGAATAGCGGCTGTAATGGTGTTAATTAAATCTTGCGTTGTCGTAACTGGTCTATCAGCAGTAATAGTTGTAGTTGGAACTGTTGTCGGTGTTGTAGTTGGTATAACAGCAGGAATAGTAGCCGCTATCGTGTTAATTACATCCTGAGTTGTTACAGTAGGTCTAGGTGCTGTTATTGTTGTGGTTGGGACTGTGGTGGGAGTTGTAACAGTTGGAGTGGCAGCCGTAAGAGCACTAATTACGTCTGTTACTGTAACTGGTTTGCCACTTGTAATAACTTGTTCTGCAACAGTTTGGGCTTGAGTAGTTGTAACTGTAGGAAGCGTTGAAGTAATAGCATTAACAATTTCTTGAGCAGTCGCTGGCTTTTCACCAGTAACAGTAACATTGGCTAAATTAGTGGGCGTAGTAACATTTGCAACAATCTGACTGTTAATCAAATCTAAAGTTGCTTGGTCAACATTTTGTGGTGTAGATGTACCTGTTACTCTAACTGTACCGCTATCAGTAACTGGTGTTGATACTGCAACAGGCGCAGCAGCAGAAATAGTGCTTAATACATTACTCAATGATGGCGTAGTAGGCGCAGTAATGGCAACAGTACCGCTATCTGTAATAGCTGGTACAACGGCAGGTGTAGCTACATTAGCAGGAGTAATAGCAGTTATAGCCCTATCAATGATTGCATCGTTGTAGCCACCCGCACTCAAAGTATCTTTAATTTGAGTTGCTGTTAACCCTTGGTCTGCCAATTGTTTAGCATCTTGAATAGCAAACTGACGCTCTGTCAGTCCAACGTCAGCAGAAGAACCTGTAGTTAAATAATTATTTAAAGCATTACCACCATAAACCAAACCGCCACTAAGCAAGCCAACCTTTAATGCGTCTTCAATATCAGCACCACCAGCAGCAGCAGCACCGCCTTTGAAAAGACCTGTACCAACTGCTTGGGCTGTAGAGCCTGTAAGACCTAAAAGGTTACCTAAAGCACCACCGCCACCTAGACCCAAGAAAGCTGCTTGAACAACAGGGTCATTAAATGCTTCAGCTAAACCACCTAAAAAAGACCCTGCAACTTCTTGTTGTACGCCAGTACGCTCTAATTCACCTGTAGGTGTGTATTGGTTATAACTTCCACCAGCTTGATTTTCATTAGCTTTGTAGGTAATGACATTCTCAAGAGGGCCTAACTCAAAGTTTTCACCAGAACCAGTAGAGGCATAAATTGGTTGGTAGTAAGTATCACCAATTAGTGTTGCTTGGTTTGGCTGCAATGCACCAGAAGCAACTAAATCTTGAATGTTAGGTGCTTGTACAGCAAGTGCTTGAGCAACGGCAGGACTAGATGCAGCCTGAGTAATGATTGGAGGGGGCGCAACTACAGTATTTGTTTTTTGTACTTGAGCAATATCTTGTGGTGTATTTGATGGAACTTCGTTCTTAAACTGAGACAAAGAGTCAATAACAGATTGATTATAAATTGACGTGCCTTCAGCGTTTGTATGTAAGGCATCTACCAACAATGCTTTGTTTTGCAGAATCTCACCCTGAGTACCTACCAATGCAACATTTTTGTTT